ACAAACCTGCGCACTCTACGGCATCGGATTACTAATCCTATTCGGATTCGCCTATTGGGTATGGCACTGGGACATCGGCTACAAATTCACAGGAGCAAACCAAAACGCAGGCGACGGCAACTACCAATCCACACCCAGCCAAAACATAATCCCGCTAGAAAACAACCTACAATCAGAACCAACCAAAAAAGAATAGGGAGGTGTTAACAAATAAGCAACGTAATAAGAGGCGTACTCAACGCCTTAAACCCAATCAACACGGGGCCAGTGCAAGGCGCAGGCGGATACATGAAAATCAACAAGTACCGCACAAGCCTAATGGGAACGCCGGGCGCTGGAAAAACCGTTATTGAACGCATGATCTTCTACACTGCGCGTATGCTTCAGCAACAACTCCCAGACTTTCACTGCACCATCGACGACAATAACGTTTCCACAGTTAAACAAGATATTTGTTACATGGAAGACGGGCATTTCCCACCTAAAACAGGCGCGTACATGAAACAGGCAAACCGCACCTTAATGAATATGTGGTGGGGCAACAATAGCCTTTGGGGCAAGAAATCCGCAACTTTCGAGTCTGTAGACTTAGCAGGCGAAGACTACATTGCACAATCACACTACAACCTTGACAAGCCTGACCCCGCAGCTTACAACCGAGCAAACCAACTAGTAGACTTCGTTTACGGCAGCCAAATCTTGATTTTAGCCGCGCCAGCTTTCCGAGCGCCAATATTCAAAAACGGCGTAGCTTTAGAAGCGGAAAACAGCAACATAAGCAAGTTCGCAGACGTAAACCTATCCACAATCTTTGACAGCATCGTGCAACGACGCAAAAAGAACAATCAACCCATAAAAGCCGTCGCATTATGCCTGACGCAATGCGACAAAATAGACAAGTACGTTGAAGAAAAATACGGTTGGAACCTCTACCAAAACCCTGACCATGTAAAAGCCTTCCTAAACAAGTACTTCAGTTGGACAACCATGAGCATCAAAGCATTACAGGACACTTGGAGCAACACGGCAATAGATTACTTCCCAATGTTCATAGAAACCGAGAAGAACGCGGACGGCACCGAGAAACTTTGGCAAGACGGCTGGGACAAGGGACACCCAGTAATCGCAGTGGAAGACCGCAGCCTCAAATACGCAAAACAGCAAACCGTGAACCTCATAAACTTCATAGGAAGACAAGTCTAAAATGTCAATCACCGTACACCGCCTCTACTATGGCCCAATCGAAGATAATGGCATACAACTGAAAACGTCGCCTGAACTCAGATGCGGAAAAGTAATTGACGACGACACAATAACGGACATTTACACTTTGAAAGCAGCACGCAACGAATCCGCAGACAGCAGCGAATTACTCTACACACAAAACGGGCCAGTGATACGGTTAACAAGAGTAAAACCGATTCAAGCGCAAGACAAACGCACCGTCCAAAGTTGCAACACCACCTTGCTAGTGAAGCTATCAGACATAAGCAACCTTTTACTTCCCCTTTTAGATTTAGAACCAACTTTCCCCTTAAACGAGATTCAATTAAAAGTTGTCCAAGAAGAGTGAGGCAGTGACGATAAAATGGGGCTTAATCATCCTCTACGGCGTACTCATAACAGCCCTTGTAATTGCTTGCCTGTATTTCTTCTGGAAAGACGGGCCAGTAAAACCCTTTGTTAATAGCATCATTGGAAACGTTCAGGGCTTGTTTAGTTCCAAGGGCATCTTTTCTGGTTTAGGTACTGGTGGATTGCAAACGTGGCTTCCGCTGATTGCTGGTGCAGCAACAGTTATTCCGAGTTTGATTGTGGCTTACGTGAATAATCAACGGTACAAGAATGAGTTGCAGGCGAAAAAGGAACTTGCAGAACTCGCAGCGAAACAAACGTCTGAGCTATCCAAAGTTTCAAGCGATAACACGACTGCAAACAGTAAAATCTCAGAGTTGCAAGCTCAACTTGACGCTTTAAACGGCGACACAACCGCAGAAACCTTGCAGAAAGCCCTCGGAGAAAAAACCACGACCATAGAGCAACAGGCTAATCAAATAAAAGAGTTACTCACGCAAAATGAGGCTTTATCAAAACAACCAGCGCAACTAGCGCAGGAACTATGGGGGAAAAGCGGCGGACAAATAATTGAAGTCGCAGGGGAAAAATACAAAATTATAACAAAAGAAACTTTGAAAGTGCTTTAAAATGGCGAATAACCCTGATAACCCAGAAACCTTCCATGAAGTGCCCGCAAGCAAATACTGGTATCTTGGCGACTCCATTGGTGCGGTGCCGAAAGCTTTTTTCAAGTTTTGGACTCCGTTCATCTTCATAACTGCCATTGTATTAACGCTTCTCACGGAACACACGACAGTTTGGGCAACGCTCGCCACGTACATTTACGTGACGCATTGGCAAATTGGCATACCAGCAACACTTGTAACCGTTGCCGTAACATACTTTTATCTTTCCCGCAGGCAAAAACGAATCCGCAAGCAAAGAGCAGAACAATCCCGCATACGCAGATACCAAAACGCACTCATTAACCAGCATGATGCGGGGGTGAAACAAAAGAAATGATGAAAAACAATAAGGCATTAACCAGCGCCCAAGGAGTAATACTCCTCATAATAATAGTTGTAGCGGCGGTTATTGTTGGAGCAGTCGCTTTAAGCGGCGCACCGCAAGAAGTCACAAACACAGACATCAAAGTTTACATCGACACCGTAGAGCAACAAGTCAACTACACCGCACCCCAAACACTAAACTGGGAAAGCATCACAGCACCAAACACTTACACTAAAAACTTTACTGTTACAAACACGGGCACTCAAAACTACACAATCATCCTGTTAACTACCGAACCCTACGGCACAAAAGAATCATGGGAATACAACAACACAAACCTGACCCCTAACACTTACGCATCCACAAACCTAGTTTACACATTAACCCAAGGAGCCGTCACAGGCTCAACTACTTGGCGACTTATCGCCACTAACATGACTATGCCCACTGCTACAGCAACACCTAACCCGTCAGCCACTCCAACACCCAACACACTACAATTCACCATAAACGCCGACAACAATGTGCAAGAAATAGCAGTCTCACGCAACAACGCTGCACCATTCGTCGTTGACGCTTTCCCATCAACCTACTACGTGACAGTTGGCGACAACTTGAAATTCACACCCACCTTCATTGACGGCTATACTTTGAAAGGTTGGGAGTTCGGCGATGGAAGTTTCCCCTTGACAACACCGACGTTAACGCTTAACAACATAGCAGGCAACTTTACCGTGACATTATCCTCAAAGATTGCACCTGAACCCACACCGACTGATTAACTAGGCGAAATATTGGTATGAACGAACTCCAAAAATTGTTAATAGGAATATTCTTAACAGGCTTATTCACTTTAGCGACAGCAGCAGCCGTTGACAGAGTAACAGAAGCCGAATACTACCGCTTGAAAGAAACGAACAGTTTACCCGACGGCACAGTCAGCGAGAACACAGTAACACAAGGCATCTGCACAGGTTTAACCTTGACAATCACAAGCGTAATATGCTTATGCGGATACTTCCGCTACCAAAAATCTATCAAAAACATGCTTTACCTAAACGCTTTAAAGAAACTGAAAAATAAAACAATAGCCTTTGTTAAACGCAACATCACAGCAGAAGACATAATCTTTTACGTGAATGACCCAGCCGTTAACAGCACAGCATTTCTGATAGAACTAAGCCGAGGTGAAAAAACAATATGAACCCAAAAATCACCGCAATAATAGTGATCGCAACCATCGTAATCCTGTTAACCGCTGGTTTAGTTTTAGCGGCAACATACCTACAAAGCAACCACATCCAGCACCCTGACCCGCTAGAACCTGCGCCATCCCCATCTGCAAGCCCCAGCCCCTCGCCGTCAACAACCCCAACAAGCGTTACCTTAACCGCTAACGACACAACCATACATCTCTACGACAAAATCACTTTCACCGCGCAACTAAACGCTCCAGTCGAAGGCATAATAATCACATACTACAACAACGGCACAAGCTACGACACATACACAACCGATGCAACAGGAAAAGCAACATTCACGCGCGGGCCATTCTCAGGCGCTTACGATTGCCACGTTACCGCGACCATTCCAGAGGGCAAAACTTAACTTTCCCCATTTCTTTTTTCGCATTAACAAGGTGAAAACAACATGCAGAATCCTCAACCTGTAACCGTGAACACGTACATGTGCTACACCTGCAAAAAACGAGTGCACGCACACTTCGAAAACGCAGTCCTATTGGGCTGTAAAGGCACGTACCGCCTCTTAGTCTGCAACGGCTGCGACTCGCCCATAATGATAATTGGCGCAACAGAGGCAAAAACAATGAGGTGACCATTAACTGTGAAACAAAAAGGCTTCATATACGCACTATACATAAACAGCACGTTCATAGAACATTTTGATAGTATGGATTCAGCGAAACAATGTGCTAAAGATTCAATGGTGCAAGGCGATACCGCTATCTTTGTGAAACCTATAGTTTACTTCTCTAACAAACCAGCAAGTAAAGCACCTGAAAAGTGACAACCATGAATCGCAGAACACGTTTGAAATGGCGCTTCGCCGTCCTACTGTTCCACTTAGGATTAGCCAAGTACGTGTCACTGAACATTAAGAAGGAACAAGTCAGAATCTATTGGCGGTGAAAAATAACCATTGACATCCAAATACCGAGACAGACAACTTGAAATGGCAATATTTATTTTCTTTATCGGCTTGTTAACTTTAGCAGTTTCCGCTAATGTTGAAAGAGTACCAGACAGCGAATACACACCAAACACTGAAGGCATAGTCAGTAAATCCACTGTACATAAGGGCATAGCTACAGGTGCTTTTCTCATACTTTCCAGCGTTTCTTGCATATGGCTTATCCAAAAATATTACATAAAGTAATCTTTGGGCTTGCTTATTCATGCGCGAACTCCAAGTCACGCCTGCACCCTCACAGTCTCAGCGTTGTCTGAATCCCTCTCGGGGAAAGTGGACGCGCCTGCAAGCCCACACTTAACATTAACCATGCGTTTCTTTTATTGTTTTCGTAAAAATTACAACTAACAAACCAAAAACATGCTTAAACAACAATCACACAACAAACAACCAAGCCCACAAACAACAACCAAACATAGGAACATGTAAAAAATGCAAATAATGACCCAAAAAAAGTCGCTAAATGTCGCTAAACTAAGCCAAAAAACACGTTTAGAATACATAGAAAAAAACATCATATTTCAAACCTTAGACGAAATAGCACAAAATTGCGGTGTCAACCCGCGCACAATAGACCGCGACATAAAAAAATGGAAAGCAAAAGGCGGATTCACCCGATTCCTAGAAAAAGAGTTCTTTGAACTATACGGAATAGAAAAACGCCAGAACCCATCAGGCGCACTAAACCGCATAATGTACCTTATGGGCAAACAATTACAACAACCCCCAACATACAATCAAATTAACATAAACAAACTAACAAACGAACTTATCCAAATTAGCCGTGAACCAGAATGCAAACCCACAGCAGAGTCACCCTGCTAGACTACGAAGCCACCTATGGACAACAACAAATCGTCGGCGCAGTCCTGGACCCAAACGTAAAACGCTTAATTATTTGTTGCATGACTAGGTACGGCAAAACAAGATTCGTCGCCATCGGACTCTTACTTACAGTCGCAAACACTCTTGTCACATTCAAACCTAAACCCCGAAAAATCTTAATTATCGCGCCCACAACCGATCAAACAAACATCATACGCAACTATATAGCCGAACACATCGCCCATAGCCGAATACTAAGCAACCTCGTAAACCACAACATCCACCGAGGTCCCGAAGACCTCAAAGCAGAAATGAGCAAAAAACGCTTAACATTCAAAAACGGTTGGGAAATAATCACATTAACCGCTTACGCAGGAGAAAACGAAGATGACCCCGCACCTAACCTTATGGGCTTCGGCGGCGACATAATCGTTCTTGACGAAGCGGACTTAATTCGGAGAAAAGTTTACACAAGCAGAATCAGCCGCATGCTCGGCGACACCCCAGACGCTAAACTAATCACTATAGTTAACCCATGGGACATAACCAATTTTGCGCATGAACAATGGATAAACCCATCCTTTAAAACAATCAATATTGATTGGCAACAAGCTCTCACGGAAGGACGCACTACACAAACATACCTTGATGAGCAAAAAGCAATGCTGTCAGATTACGAGTGGACTGTGCTTTACGAATCCAAATGGAGTAATGAATCAGAAGATACACTTATTCGTTATGACTGGATAAAACGGGCAACACAAAAACAAATTGTTTTCGCACGTGAAACCCAACACACACATGGCTTAGATGTGGCAGAACAAGGCAGCGACTTAACCATAAAAACAAGCGCGGAAACAGACTTTATCCAATATAAAGTTTACAAGCAAACACGCATCCAAGCCCGCGAAACAATACCCTGCGCAAACGAAGTATCACAACTCACACCAAAAACTGAAAACATCAACGTGGACAGTATCGGCGTAGGTGCAGGAGTCTATAGCCAACTAAAAACGCTTGGTCACAAAGTTTCAAGAGTCAGCGTCGGCGAAGCACCCATACCAAGCGCAGATAGCAATCGTTACCTTAACCTGAAAGCGCAAAGATGGTGGGCGCTAAGAACATTGTTTGAACAAGACAACATCAGTATACCAAACGACCCAACTTTAATTAGTCAGTTGTCAAAAATGAAGTATGAATTTACAGCTGCAAGCAAAATTAAGATTAAAGACCCAGAAGGTAAAAGCCCAGATTACGCAGACAGTTTAATGCTTACTCCATTAGAAACTCACCCGATAGCAAGTATAAGCTTCTTAGGAAGCAACCGTTCAAGGTGACAACCCAAACCATGCGTTTACTTACACGATTCAACCCAGAAACCAAACTGGAAACAAGCAAACAACACCGCTTAAGAATCGAAAACCAACCCTGCCCAAAATGCTTTAACCGCAACCTCAACGTCCTACTTTTAGAAGAAGGAACAAAAGGCTGGGAAGCCCGCGTAGAATGCGACAGGTGCGGCAGCAAAATGGTAATTAACGAAAGCGGTTTTCACATGGACTTCACATCCGGAATAGGAGATAAGAAACAGTGACAACAGGCTTCACAGTACACACGAAACTTTCAGCAATCGAAAAGTTCAAAGCATCCTACGACAAGTCAGGCACAGGCAAACCCGAACGCAAAACATTCAACCTAGGCGAAAACAGCTGGAAACAACGGTGCATACACTACGATCAACTATGCGAACAGTACCCACTCCTAAAAATGAGCCTGTTCACGCTCGCAGGCTTAGTCACCGCACAAGGAATATGGTTCAAACCCGCAGTTAACAAGCAAGACGAAACCTACAAGTTAGCAGAAGAAGCAGCTTACAGAGCCGACAAATTCAAACGCGAACAAAAAGTCGTGTCAAAAACATACGAAACTATTTTCCGCATGGCAAAATACGGCGGGTGCTTCTGGGAAATATCAACAGACCCCATATTCAGCTACAGAATCCCCCCCATGCAAGAATGCATCGAACCCGCAGAAGCCGACGACCAAGGACAAATCACACGTTGGCGACAAGTCATAAACAACCAACCCATAGCCGAATGGACAAACAAAGAACTAGTCCTCATACCCTTCCTAGGCGAAACAACCCAAACATGGCCCTACGCGCCCTCACTATTAACAGGCACAGAAACCGAATCAGAAATGCTAATCAGCGTGGAAGAATCCGCAAAAGACTACAGTGAAAAACAAGCATGGCCCTATGAGGTACTGCAACTTGGCGACGGCACTGCTGGCAGCGCACTTGTCACTGATGAAGACTATACTGTGGCAAGGTCAGAATGGAAGAACAGGATGCCGGGCGAAGGTTTAGCAACGCGGAACATGCCAGTTGACATTAAGGCTGGCGGCACGGGGTCAGCGCCTATCCGCGAGTTGGCGGTACTGTGTGAGTTAATGAAGAAGAATATTAATGACGCCGTCATGGTGCCTGGCGTGTCGCAACTGTATAATGCGACTGAAGCATCTGCAAAAGTGTTAACGGCGCACGTTATGACTACGCTGGGGCAGCCGTTGCAGTGGCGCGTGGGCGAGTTCTTCCAAGATAACGTGTTGAAAGTGTGGCTTGAAGAAACTGGTTTCAGCCGCAAGAGTTGCCCTGAAGTAGTGTTTGAATCGCCTGACGTGCATAAGGTTGAGGATGGCGATTACTGGACTAAACTTGTGTCTGCGAAGATTGCGACGCCATTGCAGGCAGCTGACCATTTAGGAATTGAGTATGATGAGGCGTATTGGAGGGAGCTTGAACGCAAAGAAGAGGAACGTTTCCAGCAGAACATGAAGGCGAAACAGGAAGGTTCCGAGGGTGCCGTGGTGAAAGGCAAGTTCGGCGAGTCTTACTTAGTGAAGAAAGTGGTCGAGCATGACTAACTACACAATTAAAACATTTACCCAAAAACAAATTGAAGATTTCGCTAAACAATGGCGTTGCAGTATTGAAGAGGCTAAAGAGACTCTTGAACTGTGCATAGTTGACCAATCATGCTGAATGTTTTAGAAGCTGTTGAAGCTGTGGTTGCTCTTGAATTGTCAGAAGCTAAAAAGCGCATTCCTGACTATCTTAAAGACACACACCCCTACAGTGCGTCGGCTCTCTGGGGCTTTTACGAGCGCACCCTACGCGAACCAGAAGGCGACACATGCCCGTATTGCCACATGTTCGACGGACAAACCTTCACAGGCGATCAACTTAGAAGTGTGTTCCCTGACCATGAATGGGTAGGCGACGACATAGCACCCAGAGTCCACTTGACTTTGTGGGGCAAAGACACTTGTGCCTGCCTATTAATCCGCATAAAACAAGACGAGGAACCACCCAACCTTGACATATGGAGCCAAATAGGAACAGACTGGACAGAACTGCCAAAGAAAGAAGATGAATAAAATTTCAAGGTGACAACATGAACACGAACATAATAGAATCATACAAGTGGCTAACCCCAGAGTTCGCCATAACCCCGACAGACGGCAAAACCGTCAAGATAAGAGGAAAAGCCATACCCCGCGAAACCATAAGCAGAAACAATAGAAAATACGTCGATGAAGAACTACGCAAGGCAGCACGAACCTTCATAGACGCGCCTATCACGGAAAACCACAAAAACTGGACAGATAAGAAAAACCATCTTGGAAAAGTCAACTGGATGGAATACGATGACGGCAGTATGGAGTACGTCGCGGAAGTGTGGAATCCAGAAATGGCGGCGGAACTACGCGCCTACGCAAAAAACCCGCAGTCAACTAGAATACGAGGCGTAAGCGTAGAAGCAGACTTTCTAAAAATCGCCTGCACAAAATGCCAACAGGAATTTCTAACCGAATCCGCGTGGCGACGCCACATGGAAGAGGTCGAGCACATCCATGATTTGCCCCTTGAACCTCACGGCATACGCGGACGCGCCCTCTCAATCGTAACGGGAAAGGAAACGCCTGGCGTTGCAGGCAACACACTTGAGGTTATGGAAACTACATCGCCTCTTTTTCAGTTACTGGAAACAGTAATTAAATTATCTAAGGAGAAAGAAAACATGAATGTTAACACACAGAAAAGTATGGGTCCACCCTACATGGTGAAAGAGCAAACTGAACCGCCTGAGCTTGAAAAGAAAAAGACTAAGGACGAGGAAGAGCTAAAGAAGCCAGAGGATAATGAAGAAGAGAAGAAACCCGAGGAAGAGGAAGAAGACGAAGAGCAAAATGCAACCGAGGAAACAACAAAAATATCCAAGATAACACGGGAAGCAGCGCCTAAACTATCGCTTGGCGAACCATTCGCGGGCTACGACGATTTCGAAGCATGTGTGAAAGCAAACCAAGATAAGGATAATCCAGAGGCGTACTGCGGGCAAGTTAAGAAGCAAGCAGAGGAAACACTGCACTTCCAAAATGTAGTCACGGGCAAAATCAACGAGATATCAGAAGCATTCAACACGCTGAAGATTCCGAAAGACGATAAAACTTGGAACATAAAAATTAAAGGCTTATCTGAAAAACTTGACGATGCCGTTGCAGAGTTAAAAGCTGGCGATAACGCAATTAACACAGGATACATATCACAATTAAAGGAGATAAAGGAGCAGATCGCTGCTATCCCACAGGACGATTTAGGCTGGAAAGACAAGGTTGCTGAATTAGCTAACGGCATCACAGAGGCGAACGGTAAAATCGCTGAGATTAAACCGTATGATGACTCAGCAATCAAGGAGTCAATCGCAAACATTAAGCCTTACGATGATAAACCACTTAAGGAAATGGTTGAGGCAATTCCAAAGGATGAGTGGAAGCAGCCGTTGCAAGAGGCAATAGCAGGCATCAAGCAATACGACGACACCGAGCTTAAAACAACTATGGAAACAACCAGCAAAACTTTACAGGAAAACCTAGACCAAATGACTCAAAAAACATCACTCTTAGAAACAAAGTTAACCACGCTCGAAACAGAAAACAAAACCCTCAAAGAAACACTTGATTCTAAACTAAAAGAGTATGATACAATAAAAACCGCTGTATCACAAGCTGACGGAGCAGTAACAACATTAACTGAAAAATACAACACATTAACTGAAAACTACAATAAAATAACTAAAGAAAACCTCGATCTAAAAGAGAAACTGAATCAGTCAAATCTAAAACTCAAAGAAATTGAGGTTCGCACAGACAATATTGAGGACAAGCAGACACAGACAGCACATTTCAAAGCCAATGCTAAACAGGTAGTGGCGAAAGACACGGTTCCATCAAGCTTCAACCCGTACGACCCAAACCGTAAACCATAGTTTCTTACTAAAAATCATTTTTCGCAGTCACTTAGTTGACACCCAGAAATGGGTAAAGAAAACAACACTACTTCAAAGGAGGTAGAATAAACATGGCTATTATAGACATGTGGGATACACAAGAAGGCTACATTTGCCAAGGCACAGACATAGGCTTCTGCACCCTAGGCACAGCAGTAGTTGCAGGAGAACCCGTAACATTCGGCACTTCAGCAGCTAACAAAATCGTAGTCAACATGTACGCAGACTTCGCAGACAGCGTCGGCGTAGCAATGAAAGGAGGCGTAACAGGCGACACCATACCCGTCGTGTTCTACGGCGTGATGAAAATGTGCGCACACGAAGCAATCACAGTAGGTCAATGCGTAAGCAACTCAGCTACAGCAGGCACAACAATCACTTACGGCAACGTCATACCAATCGCCATTAACACAGGTGGAACATCAGACATACTGTTCGCTCTAGTAAACGCGACAGGAACACAACACATACTTGGATTAGCACTGCAAGACGCCGCAACAATAGGCGACGAAATCCTAGTCCTCATCGGCGGACAAAGATAAAGGAGCTGACAAGAAATGTTTAATCTGCAAGAAATAATGGATAAGACAGCGGCAAACCGCAAACTCATCGAAGAAGAAATGGATAGAACACACGGCGGATTCTACCCATACGACCAATCAATTTACACTGGCTTAAACGACGCTGACAAGGCAGGAATCCACGAAACACTAACAAAAGTTCCCTTAGCTTACTGGCTCGCAGCAGGCGCAGTAAACCAAGGCTTAAAAGACTCAAGCGTACTCAAAGAATACGTTATGCACAGCGGAGCATTAACCACAGGAACCATAGGCGCACAAGGCTTCAACTATCTCTTACCAGACATAATCTACACTGCACTATTCGAAAACGCCAGCCAAGACGACATTGCACCACTCATAAGCAACATGCTAGAGTGTCCAGGCGCAGAACTAAAAGTTGACGCAGAAGCAGACGACAAATTCAAGCCAGGCTTCACAAGCAGCGGCGGCGAAGCACCATACAAAGCAATCACTACAGCGCAAGGCACAATTAAACCTAAAACTTTCACCATGAACATCGGCGTAACCAACGACATGATAGAGGATAACTTGTTTAATGTTATGGCAAGCCACATCAGCATCGCGGGCAAACGCATGGGCGAATTTTCAAGCCGCATGGCATTGTTCCCAGTAATGGATGATCACCGCGCAACCGCAACCACATACCGCATTGAAGGAGCATACAACGCTTTCAACACTGGCGGCGCAAGCACATTCGACTGGACAGACCTTATGGAAGGATGGGCTAACAATAATGTTGACGGCTGGAAATCAGACGTTGCCGTGTTGCCGCCAATGGCCCCACAGACACTTCTTACTGGCGCAGCAGGCTACCCGACTCCGCTGGCTGAATGGTCAAAAATCAACTTGAACCAGAACCCAGTTACAAACCTGAACGGCATCGACGTTGTAGTTTGCAGTCACATGACAACCACTGATACACCTGCAGAGCTTAGTTGGCAAGCAGGACTCTACAGCACACACTGGAACGCATTGATACTTAACAAGACCTACGGCATCCAAACTGTGCGTAAACGTTGGCTAAAGCTTGAGAATTACAGTGACCCAATCAAAGATTTGGTTGGCGCTGTCGTGTCAGCTCGGCAAGGACACATTGTCGCTTACGCTGACGCATGTTGCGTTGCAAGCTACGCATAATTAGTCTACGTGTATCTAATGTTAAAACCCCGTATAGTTTCTTTGCGGGGATTCCCCTTAACAGGTCAATGAAATTGAAGCGGATTTACACGCCTGCAGAAACACTATGCGAACGTTGCTGGCACTGTTGCACTAACACAACAGGCAAACGCAACCGTATAGTAGAAGCAGGCTTACCCTTACAGTGGCAACGCATCTTTAGAAAACCAGAATTGTGCATGTGCCCATTATTAACTATAGATGCAGATTGGTTGCCAACATGCCTAATCCACAATGAGAAACCATCAGTATGCGTAAAAAGCCATTGCCTACTGGTTCCTTCATAGTCATTCTCTCATTTGAGATTTGACATAAAACCATTAATTTGGTGGTCAAAATGTTCAGTCTACAAGAATGTGTAAGTAAAACCGAAAATCAACTTAAAACTATAGAAGAATACATGGATAACCACGGATTCTTCGACCCCTATGAATGCAACCTCTTTTCAGGGTTGAAACGCAGCACACAACGCGAAATCATGGAGACGTTCCGTACTGCAAGCTTAAAAGAAATCTTGACCAGCACCCAAGACAGCACAGGCACCTTAGGCGCTCAAGGCGTAAACTACCTTGTGCCAACATACGTAAGCATGAAGCTGTACCAAGCCATGAGCGCAGTAGACATCGCGCCCGCAGTAAGCGCGGATGTGCCGACTAACCAGACAGGTGACAAAATCTACATAAACGCAATCGTGAATGCCTTAGCGGGCAAAAGCGGGTACGGTGGATTCAGCACATCAGGCTTAAAAATTAACGGCGCAGAAGCAAAAATGGAACGCTACATCTCGCCCATCGCGATAACTAATGATATGCAAGAGGATTGCCAGTACAATCTTATGCAAGCATGCATTACAGGCGCAGGCGCGGCAATGGCGAGGCAAAGCAACGATAAAATATGCGCTGTTCTCAAACGCACGACAGGCACCACTGGATATGGCACCAAAACCACGGAGTCCGCAGGCGCAGACACCACTACACCCGCAAACGTTGCAACATGTGCGTCTGAAGTTGCCGCAGGCGAAATAGGCGCTGGAATGTTCCGACCTAACCTGATTGTTACGTCGCATGAAGTTTGGAATGACGCTTTAATCACTACGGCAGGTCACCCAGAAATACAGTTGCCCCGCAACCCAATGTTCGACGCTTGGTACGGCGGCTACGACGTAGTGTTAGTGAACAGCACCCAAATGGGCAGTGCAGTTGCAAGCAACCGAATACCCAACGCAGTCTCAATTATACTTGAGAAGGAACTTGGCATAGTTACAGCACGCAACAACTGGCTGCGCATCGAAAATTACAGTGACCCAGTAAAGGATTTGGCAGGCGCAGTTGTGTCGGGCAGAATGGGCGTCGGCGAACTGGTGGATAGCGCGATTGGCGTACTCACAGAAACTTAAGCGGTAAAAGTCATGTTTGAAGCAAGAGTCGCTTGCCCAAGATGCGGCAAAATCTGGGAGGTAAAGCAAGGCATGCCGGAAGTTGAATGCGACTGTCACCTGTACTGCGACAGAGGCAACAAACCAGCCGACTGCAACCTAACAATCATAGATTCCCAGACAATCAACTGGGGATACCCAACTAACATGGACGTAGGAAGCGGAAATGAAGGCGAAGACATCATACATAGAAAAGCATACTGTAATACCCACGGAATCTACAGTTATAAGGAACCAGTTGTGATGGAGGTGGATTGGGAAAAATGGCGAAATCAAAAAAGGTTACCAAGCAAGCTGAAGTTGATACAAACACGAAGATAAAAATAAACACAATGGATGCGCCAGCAGACTTAGCTTTTTTGGATGGAACACCGATTGCCACGGAGCAACCTGAGACACCGCAAACGGCACCACAGCAAGAAGCAAAACCACTATTCACAGCAGACAACAGCGAAATCTACCGCACACTCTTACTTGAAAGACCAAACGTGCCCTTCATCACAAACATGCAGGAAGCAGTCGAGTTCGTAGGAAGATATGAGAAATGGAACCGCAAAGTACAGTCACAGTTCAAATAACAACAAAAAACTGTTACAGTTGCAAATCAATCTCTACTTGCAGAGAATTAGGAATTGTCGATTTATGGTGGAAAATATTTAATGGCACAGAAATTAATTGCCCCTACTACAAACAACTCTGAAACAAAGCAGAAGCCACAACTTCCCAAAGTATTCATAGGAATACCAACAGGATGCGTAAAACTATACAGCACCTACTACATGATAGCGTCCCTCGCAAACATCAATTACCCAAACGTAGAATTACATTGGGCAGTCACAGGCGCAGCAGACGACCCACGCTTCAGCGACTTCCGTGACCGCTTAACAAAACTATGCGAAGCAGTCAAATGGCAAGAAGGCTGGAGCAACACAATCCACTATGTGCCCTTAACAAAAAAGCAACGCCTTTACAGTTACGGCCCAATCCTGGAAAACAAAACAGTGTTACGCAACGCTTTCCTCGACAGTGACGCAGAATACTTCCTGTTGTTAGGCGGTGATAACCCGCCACCACGCGACGCCATTACTCTGCTAATGATGACGGGCGCAGATGTTGCTATGGGAACATGTTATCAGCGTCCGGGAAGAAGTAATTTGGGAACGTTTCCGCTTGTGTGGCGTTACCTTGTGCGTTTAGACGAGATAGAAAAGTTAGATGTGGATGGCGTGAATAAGCAGCAGATGCGCATGAATTGGTTAACTAGTCCGCCTATCATAAATGTAAGTTATGACCCTGATTTTACTGAGCAATCGATTGAATGGCATGTGTGTGGCGGCGACGGGTGCGCTCTCATAAAGAGGCGTGTTTTGGAAACGATTGATTGGGGCGTTACTCCACCAGATTCAGCAGCTTGTAGTGAGGACATGTACTTTATGACGCAGGCACTTTATTACGGTTACTCGACGGCTTGTTTGCCGAAACTGCATATTGCGCACATGAGCGAAAGCGGGTTGGGGGTGTGAGTGTCTAAATGATTGTTGAATTAATCGCCGCTTTTATACTCAGTAACCTTGTTGGCTATGCGATTCTAAAACTTACGGGTAGATGGGATGCAGAATGATTACTGACGATTTTATTGAGAACCCACCGTTCCCAACATTCACCCAATTTGAAACTTCGACAACATGCAACGCTAAATGCTTAATGTGCCCACATAAGAAAATGAAACGCAGAGGCACCGCAAAATGGAGTACAATCAGCAAAGTAATCCGTGAAGCAGCGCCTAAATCCGCTGGAATGTGCCCGTTCCTAATGCAGGAACCCATGCTTGAACCCCGCTTACACAGCATCCTAG